TACTTGATTCTAGTTGGACATCTAGTGGCAAACACATCATTAAGCGTTGTACCAAGTGCGGGCAGGTAGCAGTGCAACATGAACCGTATCCGTCCAAACCGAGTACGGTCGTTACACATTTATCGTTTTAGGCGAGAAGACTCCCACCTCAAGGAACGAAAGTGGGAGTAGTTCAAAATCGGAATCATCCAAGAAAGGTGGTGAGAAATGAGTGAGTGAATACGGAGTCCCAACAGCAGGACAACTGGACAAGATAAATGCCTTGGCGAAAAGAACCTTATCGAAAGATGAGGTTTTTGTGTTTCCAACCAAGATGATTGGGGACGCGCTGATTCCTGAACGGTATACCAAGCTGGATAAGTCTTTACTGGAAGTGTTCCGCAACGATGCTCGAACAGGTGTCGCTTTCATGCTTGACCATGCGTGGGCAGGCACGCAGAAGGCATTGGTCTATGGACGAACATTCGATGCTGTTCTGCGTAAGAGCAATGAAGTGGAAGGCGAGAAGTGGGGTCTATATGGCGACATTTACATTGTTAGGGGCAAGGAAAAGGATGGCATTTCAACCGATGCAATCATTGACGACATCGAAGATGGCACATTGTTTGATGTGTCTATAGGGTTCGGGTATAGTACGCAAATTTGCTCTATTTGTGGCAACGAATATTTCGGTGGTGAGTGTTCTCACTTGCGTGGTCGCGAGTATGACGGACAACTTTGTTATGTGACAGCGAAACCCCCAGGCTATTTGATGGAGCTTTCGGCTGTGTTCGATGGGGCATATCCGACCGCAGGGATGTTGTCGGCAACGGGAGATATGGAAGATGGCCCATTCATCCAAGTTCCCGACGAAGAACTCAAGAAATTGCCATCGGGTATTATGACATATGCCGCATATGGTTCAGTCAGCAACAAATTGGTAACCTTCCATAAGAAGGACGACTTAGCCAAAGGGAATGTATTCAGCGTTCCCGATTTATCAACATTGAAAGGTGGTGGAGAACAAGTGAGTGAAGAAAAAACCTATACTCAGGAGCAGGTAGATGCTCTCGTGAAGGAAGCGGTTGATAAGGCCGTGGAAGAAGCATTGGCAAAACAAACTGAGGAAGCTCAGCCTAGTGAACCTGCCCAGGCATTTATGTCTGCCGAACAGGCTAAAGAGGCACTGGGACAGGAATTGTCTGCCGACAAAGTGCTTCTGTTTGCCAAAGAGGGCATTGAGTATCGCAAGGAACTCAAGGAAGAAGCACTCAAGGCAGGTGTTCGGGCGATGGGAGATGCGTTCAAGAAGGAAACTTGGGAGCGCAACTTTGACCTGATGGACATTCAGGGAATCAAAGACACAATGGCAACTTGGCAGTCTCAGGCAGAGGCAGAAATCCCTGCTGGTAGACAGACCCAGGCGGGGCTTGGCAGAGACCAGAAGCTCACCATGCCTGATGAAGCGTTCAAGGTGGGACGGTAAGCAAGTCCTACACAAACTAACATCCCAATAACTCCGCTTTTATAGCGGATTTTTTTATGCTCATTTTTATCGACTTTGAGAAAGGAAGTGAAAACAGAATGGCACGTGGTGGATTGGATTATGAAGGTATTGGTGCCCTGCGCGCCCCCTTTAAGGCGGACGCTGGACTAAAGGCAGCTTATGCCGCTAGTGGTTTAGCAGGTGTTGAAGGAATGGCCGTTGCCTTGACTGCGAAGGAGACCTGTGGATTCGGTAATGCAGGCGATGCCCTGCTTGGCAAACTCGAAAAATACGAGAGTGATGGTTATGCAACCGTACAGGTGGCAGGGTTCACCGAGTTTACAGGTGTATCTAATAGTTTACCTAATTATGGCAACATCCTAGTTGTCAATGGCAGTGGTGCAGTAAAGGCTTCAACTGGTGCTACTGGCACAGCAAAAGCGATTGACATTGGCTCCGAAGTAACCGGCCCCGTTATGGTATTTATCGGCTAATTGCCGTACAGAAAGGAAGTGAAATAGACAGATGGCAAAAATCGCATTGAGTAATTTAACCCCCGACCTGTATAGACAGGCACATTCGGAGGCCATGACCCTTTCCATGTTTTTGGAAGGGCTAGACCCTTCTCCTGAAGGTGGTAAGCTGGATGCTTTTGAGAGATTGATGCAGGAAGCGGGGATTGTTACAAGTAACATTCCTGAGAAAAACATCTTTTCCTCCAAGGTGGAAGCGTTTTATCGCACCGACGAGAACAAACTACTATTCCCTGAATATATCGCCAGAACGCTCGTTCAGGCAATGGTTCAGTATCCCGTGTTCCAATACCTTGTAGCGGCTCGGACAATGATTGACAGCAATGTTTACAAGGCTGGATACCTTGATCTGGACGATGCAAAGAACAAAAAGGCAACTCAGATGCGGCGTGTAACCGAGGCTGCTGAACTGCCTATCGCTAAGTTAAAACTTGGTGAATCCGCGATCAACATCTATAAATATGGTCGCGCAATCGAAGCATCTTATGAGGCCTTGCGCCGGATGAGCATTGAAGTGTTCAATATTCACCTTCAAGAAATCGGTGTCCAGGCTGCTGATAACAAGGTCGCTGAAATCCTGTCCATTATCAAAGATGGTGACGGCAACAACAACGCAGCTACCAGTTATAAGGCTAGTGACTTGGATTCGTCCTTCTCCGCTGCATTGACTAGAACTGCATGGATTAAATTCCTGCTCAAGTTCTATCCCCGTGCGTGTAACACCGTGGTATCCAATGAGGACGGATTGTTGCAGATTCTTGAGGTACTATACCCCGCCCCTGCGACTGCTGGCCTGATGGACGAACTGTTAGCCAAGGGCTTGAATGTTTCCGTATCCTTACCTCAAGGCTTTGTGTCCAATGTTACCCTGCTCTACAGCCCGTATGCCGAGAAAATCGACGGCAAGGTAGCTCTTTATGGACTGAACCGTGAGTCCGCTATTGAGGAAATCGTTGAGGTCGGTTCCACCATCAACGAGGTTGACAAGTTCATCAAGAACCAAACCGAGATCATGACTGTTTCCGAGAATAGTGGTTTTAGAAAAATACTCAAGAAGTCCTCTGCAATTATGACCCTTGAGTAATCGGAAAGGGGGCTAACCCCGTGGCCAATTTAATTTTAACCGGAGAAGAATGGCAAGAAAGAGTCCGTTCTGTGTTAGGGACGGACTCTGCCTACTTGCCCGATACCGTAATCGAATCACCAGAGTTCATCACGGTTGCCGAAGCCAATATTATTGACCAAGTGCCCGACTATGCCGACCTTACGGGCACTGACAAAGTGTATTTGGAAGCGGCAGCGGTATGCGAATGTGCAAGTCTCTTGTGTGATGCGATGGCAGTTCGAGTGCCACAGCGAGAGCAAGGGCCGCACTTTACGCAGGAATTAGTGGTGAATTGGCACAAGTTGAAAGCTGACTTGGGGAACAAGCGGGACAGTTATTTAGCGAGGTTATCGACAATGACTTTGCCGACTGTTCCGCATTTCCAAGTTCACAATCACAGGCGGTGATGACATGAGCGTGCTTCAAATCGCAGGGTTTTTCGTGGCGTGTGCGATCGTGATGGGTATAGTTCTGGCGATATTTACAGTCACGGAGAACGTAAAACTAAGCCGCAAGGCGTTTTGGGACGGTGATGAGTGATGACATACGCAGGTAAGTTCTTAAACGCACATGGACAGATCGCCACCATCCAGCGTACTCCTACCGTCACAACCCAAATGAGTCTCAAGCGTTCTACCAAGGCCGTGCGTGACCCTGGAATACGTGACAGTTCGTGGGAAGGGCTTGCTTTGGCTGATAGTGCCTTGACCGGCGGTGAAATCTTCTCCGTTGGCACAGACAAGTACCTGGTTCAGTCAGCCAACCTTGATGTCGCAAGCGGCGCAATAGCGTTCTTTGCCGTGAAGGTGAACTCTACCTTGACGCCGCTTAGACGGGAAGAGGAATTGGACAAGGAAAACAATCTTGTGATTACTTGGAAGTGGACACCAAAAGACACGACCATAGATGCGTTTGGGCAGGTTGTGACGTATGCCTTGCGGCAGTACGACCCCGGACTTTTGGAATCATCCCGCTATATTTTCTATCTGCCGTCAAGTTATGGTGTGCAGGTATTAGATCGTTTAGTTTTAGACGGCGAGAACTTCATGGTCAATGCCATTGACCCGTTGATGCTAGAGGGCGTTGTGCGGGTGCAGGCCGGAACAGACACGAGAGAGTAGGTGATGCTCATGGGGTAAGATTTGACACCGCAACATGTATAAGTGCCCTACAGAAGCATCTTGTAGCTACTCTTTTAGCGATGGCTGAGGAATACAAGACCTATGTCGCCAGCGAAATGCTGACTCCCGAAGGCAAAGATGATTTGACAACGGGGGAGATTGAGGCATTAGGTACATTCTTAGCCGTGAATGTGGTTGGTGGAGCATGGGCAACGATGGATGAATGGGGCAAGGGGTCACTCATGGATGAGAGTAATCCCGCCCTGTCATCCTATATGCAGTCAAACCTGTGGAATCCCGTGCGCCATGATACTACAATCAGAGGCCGACCTAGAGGGCAATACACTAACATCTTTGGCGAAACGAAAACTTCTACAGGTGCAATGCAATGGCTTGATTTAGAGTACTTAGCGGCACAAGGTGTTGTTGGAGAACATTTTTTGCCACAACCTCCATCCCATGCCATGCAGAGAACTGCCGAGTGGATGCGACTGAAACGAGTTCGGCAAATATGGCAAGAAGCACTACAAGCCTTCCCTTGGGGGAGGTTTTTTGTTGTGACGCAAGACTGAAAGGCAGGTGAGGCCGTTGTTTTAAGCCTGAAAAAGACTTGGCTGCTGTGCAAAGTTTATTCATGGAAGATGCAAGTATGAACGATATTTTAGGCATCGCGTCATTAAGCGATGTAGAGAAAGTCAAGCGCATATTGAAACGGTCACAATGGACGGATTTGGCAACCAACGAAAAGCGGCTTTGCCTATATTTTAGGCCATCGCGAACTGCAAGGCTATCCATCGTGACCAATGAAGTATTACAGATTGATTGTCACGTTCCTGCAACACAAGACTACATGGCATATAGAGCCATAGCACGGGCGCAGGAATTGCTTTACAACAAGACGATCAATCATCGTATTTACGAGTTTGAAGGCCAGTTGGGAGAGTTGTCTACCCTAACTGGTTTTGTTTGTGTTGGGGCTAGATTTACATTCTATGCCCTGAAATAGCAATGAAAGGAAGTGAGTAAAACACAATGGCAAAATTAGTTTACAAGAAACCCGCGCACATCGAATTGATTCGGCATAGTGACAGTGCTAGATTCCTTGGTTTTGGAGTAGTGCAATCGGTTGATGTTTCTCTTAATGTAAAGACAGCTACACTGGAGGATGGATTTTCTGACTATGATTTAATGTTTTCGCAAGGCATGGATGGCAGTATCACGGTCAATCTTAATTCGTTCCAGCCTAAACTTTATGCAGGATTATCTGGCGCGACATTCACGGAGAACAGTTCCTATGCTATCCGTCACATATTGAAAGTCGCATTCCCTCTTCTGCACCATATACAATTGACGTAAAGAATGAGGGTACTCCTGCTACTGACCCTGTGCCCGTAGTGCATGATGC